GGTTTCAGACCTTAGATTTTGCACTATTTCAAAACTATTTACCATAGTATAGTTTGGGAGACCTTTAATGAGCGCAAGAAAATTCAAATTCATTTCACCCGGTGTTTTTCTTAATGAAATAGATAATACCCAATTGCCAAGTCAGCCTGCTGAGATTGGACCACTCTTTATTGGTAGATCCAAGAAAGGTCCAGCAATGCGCCCAGCAACAGTTGATTCATTTGCTGAGTTTGTACAAGTTTATGGCGAACCAGTTCCAGGCGGCAAGTCAGATGATGTTTGGAGAAATGGAAATGAGCAAACACCAATGTATGGTGCTTATGCTGCACAAGCTTGGTTAAGAAATTCATCAACTTGTACCTATGTTCGTTTATTAGGATCTCAAAATGCTGCTTACGAATCGGGCGGCGAAGCTGGATGGAAGCTAAACGGAACAGTTAAACAAGGATTAGATTTAACAACAACACCATCATTTGCTGAGGGTACTGGTCTTACTGGTTCTGCTTGGGGTCTTTTTGCGGTACCAAATAAGCTTAGTGGTACTGGTGGCAATTCAGTCCACGGAACAGGATCTCTTGTTGCAGTTTGGTATGTTGAGAATGGTGCTGTTGGTCTTGTCGGAAATGATACTGAAAATACTTCAATTGGTTCAAACCAAGTTGGAAATGGTATCGGTAGATTAATCGCATCAGATTCGACAGGTAATTTCACTGTTGTAATTACAGGATCAAGCGCAAATAGCTATAAAGATAGAGTTGTTAATTTCTCTTTAAGTCCAACAAACAATAACTACATTCGTAATGTTTTTAACACCAATCCAACGCTTGTTAATACAACAACAACAAACGCAGATCAAAGAGAAAGATACTGGCTTGGAGAAACATACGCCGAAGAATTTATTCAAAAATACAACAGAGGTCTTATCACAGGTAGCGGTGATGCTGCATCGGGATCCGCTTATGAAATAAATGCTCCTTGGTTAGGAGTAGTGCTACCACTTATCTCAGGATCAGGTGCGAGCCCCGCCACACATGCTTCAAGACAAATTCCTTTTGAAGATGGTGCAACCCGCAACAACTCTGCTACTGGTTGGGTATTTGGCCAAGACTTAGGTGGCGCTGCTGCCAAGGCAAATTATACCTATGATTCCATGACTAAGCTTTTCCGCTTCCATGGATTAGATCAAGGCGAATGGGCTCAAAATAACCTTAAAATTTCTATTGCCAATATTAATTACTCACAAGATCAATTCAACAAGTATGGTAGATTTGATATTCTTATTAGACAAGCTAATGATACTGACGCCGCTCCTGTGGTTTTGGAAAGATTCAGTAATTGTAATTTAGACCAAAATTCACTTGATTTCGTTGGAAGAAAAGTTGGTGATCAATATGTTGAGTTCAATAGTTTGACAAGAAGATTAGAAACAAAAGGCGATTACTTAAACAATTCTAAATATATCAGAATTGAAATGTATTCAGATGATCCAGTTAATGAAGAACTTCTACCATTTGGTTTCTATGGTCCTCTAAAATATAAAGATTTTACTATTACAAAAGCAGCCAACACTGGAACCACTTGGTCATTATCACCAAATACATTTGTCGCACCAGCCAATACTATAACCCTTGGGGCGTCAATTCCATTGGTTACCGGGTCTGGACTCGGTGGCCTACAAGCAGATGATGGACCAGAAATTAAGTTCCTTTTCCCATCACACGAATTAAGATTATCAGGTAATCAGGATGGTCTTGCAGATCAAACCAATGCTTATTGGGGTGTTTGGACAGGAAGAACTAAGTCAAGTGGTAAGTTTAACTTTGGATTCGCAGATTTAAATCGCAACAAATCAGACAGCTTAAACCAATATGCAGTTTCTGATTCTACTGAGTATCAATTTGTCTTTACTCTTGATGAAGTTATTTCAGCTTCTTCAAATGGCTTATTAAGCTGGGCTTCTGGTTCAAGACCAGATGGAGACGCTATTTCTGCCCAATCAGGATACACATACAGAAATGTTATTGATACTGGTGTAGATCGTTTCACGATGCCTCTATACGGTGGTTCTGATGGTCTTGATATTACAGAAAAGGATCCTTTCAGAAATACTGAACTTGCAGACAAAACAGAACTTAATAGCTATGCTTACAATTCTGTAAAAGAAGCAATTGACATTATTAGAGATCCAGAGTTTGTTCAATACAATCTTGCTTCTGTTCCAGGTATCACAAATGAGCAATTAACAACTCATCTAATCAATACTTGCGAAGCAAGAGCAGACGCCCTGGCTGTTATTGACCTTAAAGGTGATTTCCAGCCTGCACACGAAGGAACGTCTAAGACATATCCAAATCTAAGCGAAACAATTACCAATTTGAAAAATCGTCAAATTAATTCAAGTTATGGTTGTGCTTACTATCCTTTCGTTCAAGTCAGAGACACCCTCCAAGGCAATCTGGTTTATATGCCATCTTCCGTAGCAGCTATCGGTGCTATGTCTTACACCGATAGAATTAGAGCACCTTGGTTTGCACCAGCAGGATTTAATCGTGGCGGTCTTTCAAGTGGCGTTGCTGGTCTTCCAGTAATTAATGTAACCCAAAAGCTTTCATCACAAGATAGAGATAATCTATACGATGCAAACATTAACCCAATCGCTTCTTTCCCAAATGAGGGTATTGTAATCTTTGGTCAAAAGACACTACAAGTTACAAGAAGCGCGTTGGATAGAATCAATGTTCGCAGACTTCTTATCTTCATCAAGAAGGGTATTTCAAATATTGCTGCAAGCGTTTTATTTGAGCCAAACGTCCGTGCTACTTGGGAAAGATTTATTGGTCAAGCCAATCCATTCCTTTCTGATGTACAAGCAAGATTTGGTTTAGATGACTTCAAGTTAGTTCTTGATGAAACCACAACAACACCAGATTTAATTGATCAAAACGTAATGTATGCTAAGGTTTATTTGAAACCAACCCGCGCTATCGAGTTTGTTGCTGTTGATTTTATCTTAACAAATACTGGGGCATCTTTTGAGGATTAAACTATTTAATAGGAGCGCAGGAGAATAACTATGCCAAATAAAGCAACACCAATTCCACCTTGGGCATCAGCAAAAATAGAACCAAAAAGACAATTTAAGTTTATCTTATCAATTGGTGATATTCCTGCTTGGGTTGTCACACAAGTCGGACGCCCAAGTCCAACTTTTGATGGTTCAGCAACCCACGACTTTTTAGGTCATCAATTCAAATTCCCAGGTAAAGTTAAGTGGGGAAATGTTCAAGCTACATTGGTTGAACCAATCGACCCAGATGTTTCGGGATTGGTTTTGGATTCTATTAAGAAAGCTGGTTATAATTTACCTTCAACTTGGACTGCCGATAATGAAGGTTGGCTTACCACTTTTTCAAAAGAAGGCTTTGTTAATGGAAACTTAGGAAATATTTCAATCCAAGTTTTAGATTCCAAAGGCGCGGTAGTTGAGAAATGGACCCTGTATAATTCTTTTATTAATGGTGTTGCATATTCAGGTCTTCAATATTCAGGCAATGCCATTAATACTATTCAGATAACTTTCTCATACGATTATGCAAACTTAGAGATTTTTGAAGTTAATCAAAATTCAACAATAGCATAATTATAGTATGTCTACTACATCAGAAATAAACAGAAAGAATAATTTAAGAAACCAAGTTAATCTTCAAGAACAATCTGGTTATATTGGCGATCCTTATTTTAATGCTGCTCGTACAAGCTTACAACAATCACATAGATTTGTTTTAAGAGTTCGCGGCATACCTTTTGCTTTAATAACCGATGTTGATAGACCAACTCCAAAACTTGGAACAGTAAAAAATTATCAACTATTAAACTGGGAATTTAAATTTCCAACTGGTATAGTTGGATGGAACGACATTTCATTTAAAGTTAGAGAAACATTTGATAATGGAGTCGTTGATTCTGTTGCAGGTATTGTTCTTAATAAAATTAAAATTTTGGGTTATGATACCCCAAGACAAGTAGATGCAAACAATCTAAAAGATATGAATAAATCCAGTTTAATGGAATCATTAGGTAGTGTTAGTTTGGAGATGCTAAAACCAGATGGTAGCGTATATGAAAGATGGAACCTTTATGGCGCTTTTATATCGTCAATTTCATTTGATAAAATGAATTATTCAGCTTCTTCTTTAATAGGTGCTTCCTTAAAAATATCTTATGATTGGGCTGAATTAGTTTATATTAATAATACTGGTGCTGATAAAACCTATTAATAAGAGGAATAATGAAAAAATTTGATATGGAGCAACCCACAAGCTCGCAAAAACGTGGATTTGACGGTATGACTCATTTTGTTAATCTACCAACAGGTGGAAAGTTTTATCCAAAAGGACATCCCTTGAAAGATATATCCTCGTTGGAAATAAAGATGCTAACGACAAAACAAGAGGAAATCTTGACTAACCAATCTTATATCGACAATGGTATAGCAATAGATAGATTTTTAGAGTCAATTATCTTAGAAGATGTGGATGCCAAAAACATTTATGAACAAGACAAAATAGCTATTTTAATTGCTGCAAGAATTGAAGCATATGGTGAAGAATATCCAGTTGTTAATGGATGTACTAAATGTTCTGAAATATTTCCCACTGAAATTGATTTAAATAATATTTTAGAGAGTATAAAACAATCTGAATTAGAAACAACCGATGATGGTACTTTTATTGTTGAATTGCCAAAATCTAAATCTGTTGTTGAATTTAAAAGTCTATTACCAAATGAAATTTCATCAATAGAAAAAACTGTTGATAAAATGAAAAAACTTAATATTGATACAACATTTAATGATGAATTTTATAAAAGAATTATAGTTTCTGTAAATGGTGATGAAGATAGAGAAAAGATAGGTAGTTTTATTTCCTCTATGCGTATTCTTGATTCCAGAACTTTGAATTCTGCTTATGTGGATTGTTTGCCTTCATTAGATATGAAATATAAGTTTAATTGCCCTAACTGTGATCATGAAAACGAGGAGGTGATGCCGGTTGCGGCAAACTTTTTTTTCCCTGACCTCTAATTATTTAGACCTTCTATATGATAATATCCTTGTGTTATTATCCAATGGGGGATGGACTTATTCGGATATTTATGCAATGCCAATCTCAAAAAGAAACTGGATTTTCAGAAAGTTCGTTCAACTAAATAAACCTGTTGAACCCGAAGCGGAGGCAGTAGAATAATGGCTGAACCAACAGTTTCTATCCCAGTAAATCAACTTTCAAAGAACCCTTCCGACGCGCAACTTAAAACAGAAGTTGCAAAGGGACAAAAAAGCTTAGTAGAAGCACTTGTAGAACTTGCCAATAAATTAGATTCAGCCGTTCCGGGTTTAAAAGAATTTGCTACAAATCTTGGCATAGCCGCCGGCAAGACCGCTGCCGCGCGGGCCGAGTTATTCGTTTTAACAAAAGGTTATGAAACTTATAATTCTGTTCTTAAAGAAGCTGCTACTGTTCAAAAAGAATTAGATACAACACTTGTTGATTTTAATAAAACAATTGGCATCAACGCCGACGAGGCGTTAAACAAAGCAATTGCAGCGTTTGAAAACTTTAATTTTCAATATGGATTAACAAGAAAAGAAGTCACTGATACATATTTAGAAATTAACAAAAGTTTTGCTTTAACTGGATTGTCATCCGAAAAAGTTGCCAAGACCGTCGCCAAAAACTCAAAAGTAATTGGCAGTAAAGAAACAATCGATTATATCAAAACTTTTGCTTTGCAAGCAAAAACATCTATGAAACAAACAGAAGAAAGCGCTCAAAAAATGAGCGAACAGTTTGTCATGATTGCAAAAAAAGTTGGATTACCTAATGATGAATTGCTTAAATTATCACAAGGATTATTAACATCTGGCGTTGCATTTGGAAGAACAAAAAAGGATTTAGAAGATTTAACAATAAAGTCAGAAGCATTTGGTCGTGCTCTTGGAGGAAGTGGAAATCTTATTCAAGAACAATTAGGTTCAATGAGAACAATTCAAGGTCGTCTGACAAAATCTGCTAATCTACAAAGAATTGCGGCATTGGTCGGTGCCGAAGTCGATTCAAAAATATTAAGTTCTGATCCCAAAGAACAGGAAGAGGGACTTAAACAAACACTTATAAATATAAACGAAGCTTACAAGGGAATAACTGACCCCGGCCAGCGAAATGCTTTTGCTCTTGCTTTTGAATCAGCGTCTGGACTTGGTAGAGCACAAGCTCAAATTGCTTTAGAATCTAATTTAAAAGATAGAATTGCTGCTAATGAAGGAGACCTTGCAAAAGCCCTGAAAGAAAAACAAGAAATTGGCGAGGACGAGCGCAAGAAGGCAGCCACAACAGAAGAACAAAAAGAAGCTCTTAGAGCAAGAAAAGAACAAAGAGCAGCGTTTGCACAAATGGGA